TGATGATGAGGAAACTGTAGAAGATGTTCTTAATACACTCACGGAAAAACAGTCCAAGGTAGTAAATGCTTTAATCGGTATGGCTCTTGAAGAAAATAATAATGGTATTGACGAAGACGAAGATAAAATAGGAGGAAATGAAGACATGAAACATAATTTATTTGAAAATGAAACCAACAACACAGAAGTTCTTAGCCATTCGGACATGATTGAGATTATGGAGGACGCTAAACGCATTGGAAGCTTGAAAGAATCGTTCTTACAGCATGGTATCGAACATCTTGATTATCTATTCCCGGATGCTAAATCGGTTAACAACGTTCCTGATTTTATTAAACGTGATGATACTTGGGTATCTGATGTAATGAATGCAGTACATAAATCACCGTTTTCTCGTATCAAATCCGTGCATGCTGATATTACCGAAGCGGATGCTAGAGCTAAGGGATACGTAAAGGGAAATCTCAAGTTTGAGGAAGTTATTACTCTCTTGAAGAGAGTCACGACTCCGACAACTATTTATAAAAAACAGAAGATTGACAGAGACGATATTATTGATATTACTGAGATGGATATCGTATCTTGGCTGAAAGCTGAAATGAGAATGATGCTTAATGAGGAAATTGCACGTGCAATCCTTGTTGGTGACGGAAGATCTAATTCTTCTAATGATAAAATTAACGAGCAGAATATTAGACCTATTTGGACAGACGATGATATTTACACAATTAAAGTTCCTGTAAATGTTGCTAAGGAAGCAACTGATGATGATAAGGCGAAGGGCTTTATTAAGAGCTGTATCAAGTCTAGAAGAAACTACAAGGGTTCTGGTAATCCTGTAATGTATATTTCTGAGGATATGCTTACGAATTGCTTGCTTCTGGAAGATGCTAACGGGCGTGTTATTTATGATACTATCGAAAAACTTGCAACAGCGCTTCGTGTTAAGAAGATTGTTCCGGTTCCGGTTATGGAAAATCTGACAAGAAAGGTAGCTTCTAACACGCATACACTTGCTGGTATTTATGTAAATCTTAACGATTATAACGTTGGAGCAGATAAGGGTGGAGCTGTGAACATGTTCGATGACTTTGATATTGATTACAATCAGATGAAGTATCTTATCGAGACTCGTTGTTCTGGTGCACTTACAACACCGTTCTCTGCCGCAGCAATTGAGCTTGTAACAACTGCCTAAGTCAAAATGGAGTAAAGAAACATGAATAAATGGTGTGGGAAGATTGGATTCACGTATACTGGAGAAATTGAGCCGGGTTTATGGGTGGAAAATGAGATTATTGAACGTACTTATTTCGGTGAAATTATGAGTAATAAATGGAAGCGTCAAAATTCTGGCAATATCAATGATGATATTAACATCTCGAATCAGATAAGTATACTTGCCGATCCGTACGCCAGAAACCATGTTTCCACCATGACTTGGATAGAATTCTCAAATGAGAAATGGAAAGTAATGGACGTCGAAGTTCAGTATCCAAGATTAATAATTAACATGGGAGGTGTGTATAATGGATAGTCGATTAGAACTACAGGCAAAGCTCGTAGAGTTATTAGGCTCAAACCATGTATATTATCAACCTCCCGAATCACTAAAATTAGAGTATCCGGCTATTGTGTATTTTAAAAGTAAAATCGAAACTAAAAAAGCGAATAACTCTAATTATTTAAAACTAACCAAATACGACATAACCGTGATTGATAAACGCCCAGACAATCCCGTTATTGATAAGCTTATTGAACTGCCATATTGCTCTTATGATAGGCCGTACAAAGCTGATGGGCTCAATCACGATTCTTTAACACTTTATTATTAAGGAGGAAATTCAAAATGGCAAAACTTGAATGGGATAAAACCGGAGAGCGTTTGTTTGAAACTGGTGTAGACCATGGTGTACTTTATCCGCAGGCAACAGGAGGAACATATCCGAAAGGTGTAGCATGGAATGGTCTTACTGCTATCACTGAGTCCCCGTCTGGTGCAGAGCCGACACCGCTTTACGCTGACAATATTAAATATCTGACTCTTATGTCTGTTGAGGAATTCGGTTTCACAATTGAAGCTTACATGTATCCGGATGAATTTGCTGAATGTAATGGCGAAGGATCACTTGCTACAGGTGTGTCTATTGGACAGCAGAAGAGAAAATCATTTGGTCTATCTTATAGAACACTAATTGGAAATGACGTCGATGGCGATGCTCATGGCTATAAATTACATCTTGTTTACGGCGCGCTTGCTGCTCCTTCTGAGATGGCACGAAATACCGTTAATGATAATCCAGAAGCTTCGACTATGTCTTGGGAATGTAGTACAACCCCAGTGGCTGTTGATAAATTTAAACCTACATCACACATCATAATCGATTCCACAAAGGCAGATCCGACAAAATTAGCAGCTCTTGAGAAGACACTCTACGGAGATACTGCTGGAGAAGCTAAACTTCCACTTCCGAATGAAGTAGCAGAAATGATGAAAGCGGTTGAGGAACCATAATAATCAAATACATATAATAGGCATTTTGGACCCTACTTTCGATTAAGTGGGGTCTTTTTATATCGTTAAAAATGAAAGGAGAATGAATATGTTAAAAAAATCAATTAAATTTACAGATTACAATGGTGTTGAGAGGGATGAAACATATTACTTTAATCTCTCTAAGGCAGAAATTATGGAAATGGAAATGAGTACAGTTGGTGGGTTTGCTGAAATGGTAGAGAAAGTCGTTGCCGCACAGGATGCCCCTACCATTATCGCAATCTTTAAAGATCTTATCCTTAAAGCTTACGGTGAAAAGAGTCCAGACGGAAAGAGATTTATGAAAGTTAATAACGGAGTTAGACTTGCTGATGCGTTTGCTGAAACCGAGGCCTATTCATCGTTATTTATAGAGCTAGCTACTGATGCTGACGCTGCTGCTGCTTTTGTGAATGGTATTGTTCCAGCAGACATGGCTAAAGAAGTAAATCAGTCAAAACTTGTTCCATTAGGTTAAACGATAAAACGGAGGCGAGAAGTGCTAAAGATAACAATACCAAAGGTTGAGTATGATGAAATATGGGATGAAAAAAATGAAAAATTCATACCGATACCAAAGCAATGCGAAACAACATTGCAATTAGAGCATTCTCTCATCTCTATTTCAAAATGGGAATCAAAATGGTGTAAAGCGTTCTTTTCTAAAAAAGAGAAAACGTACGAAGAGACCATTGATTATATACGATGTATGACGCTAACTCCAAATGTGAAGTCGGATGTTTATTATCGAATTGGCAAGAACGAATTCAATATCATAAGAGAATACATGGAAGCTCCCATGACAGCTACCGTTGTTAATGATAGTTGCTCTAAGAAAAGAAACAGTGAGATAGTGACATCTGAACTTATATATTATTGGATGGTAGCGTTAAATATACCGTTTGAATGTCAGAAATGGCATATAAATCGTCTTCTTATGCTTATAAGGGTGTGCAACGCTAAGAATGAGCCGGCTAAGAAGATGAGCAGAAAAGACGTTATGAGTCGAAATGCGGCGATAAACGCTGCTAATAGAAAGAAATATAGATCGAAAGGGTGATAATTGTGGGTGTTAGTTCTTTAGTTAGTATGAAGAGAATGAGTCCGAACCGAACAAGTCCGAGAAATCATAAGATAGATACAATCACTATACATTGCTATGTTGGACAAGCGTCTATCGATGATATGGCCGGTTGGTTATGCAACCCTAGCGCTAAGGCAAGCGCTAACTATGGTATCGGCTCAGATGGCAGGATTATAGCTTTAATGGATGATAATGATCGTTCTTGGTGTTCGTCAAGTAGCTCTAACGATAATCGAGCGATTACAATCGAGTGCGCTAGTAGTAAATCCCATCCGTATGCAATTAATGATAAGGTTTATAAGTCTCTTATTAATCTTTGTGTGGATATTTGCAAAAGAC